CTGGGATACTAGTAATGTTACTGATATGACTCAAGTATTTTATAGTCAACCTGATTTTAATCAAGAAATTGGTTTATGGAATATATCTAATGTAACTAATTTTACTGGTTTCTTAAACACATATACACCAGTATTACCCGTAACATCAGGTAAATTTACTAATGCTGGATCTGATTCAATTAAGAATTGGAATACAGGTAATGTAACAAATATGAATGCTATGTTCTCTGGACAAGCTTTATTTAATCAACCAATTGATACTTGGGATACTAGTAATGTTACACTTATGAGTTATATGTTACAGTGTCTTAGTTTTAATCAACCATTAAATTCATGGGATACTAAAAAAGTAACTACTATGTCAAGAATGTTACAGATAGCTACTACATTTAATCAACCAATTAATAATTGGGAAATTCCACTTGTAATAGACATGTTTAACTTTATGTATTTTAATAATCCTTTATATTTAATTATTAGTTTTAATAAACAAAATTATTCTGATTTTTTGATTAATCTTGCAGGACAAACTTTACAACCAAATGTATCTCTTAATGTTAATCAATACTATAATTCAGCATCTGTTGCATCAAGAACAATATTAACATCAGCACCAAATAACTGGACAATTGTAGATTTAGGATTTCAACCATAAAAAATAAAATATGTGGTATTTAGCAACAAATGAAATAAATGTTTTTCACTATGGTGAAATGTTTGAGAATGCAGTTGTAACAACAGGACAACCTATATTGTTATATTTTGAAACTGAACAAGCACTTATTGATAAGCTTTTAGAATATGGTCATGAATATGTTGCACCAAGTTCAGAACAAAGTTATCCACCAGAACCTGAAGAAAATTAAATAATTTTTAATAATTTGTTTTTATTTATAAATATTTTTATATTTGTAAAAAACTAAACAAATATATTATGTCAGATAAACCTAAATGTGGATGTGGAAAATCTCAAGACCCTGATGGATTTTGTGATGGATCTCATAAAAATAATGAAGCTCAAGTAATTATTAAAGAAACAAAAATTTATTCTTTTGGAGATATTTTAGTAGGATTAAATACTGAAGAATTACCAGAAGGTGTTGAATTAGAAGTAAAACAAAAATTTTCTGAGATTACAGAAATTTTAAAAAGTACTTATACAATGTCAACACAATCCCCAGTTAAAAGTTTATTATTTGATCATGCAGTAGGAGAAATACTAAATGCTCAAATGTCTGTTGTTAAATTATTAAAACTATAAATATGAACCCATTTAAAACATTAAGAGGAAGAAGAATACTTATTGAAGTTCCTGTAAAAAAAGAATCAGTAATTAAATTATCTGAAAAAGATCAAGATGCTTTAATGTATGAAGCAATGAAACAATGGAATAGATTAACTGTATATGCTGTTGGTGATAAAGTAGAAGAAATTGCTGTTGGAGATTCAGTATATATTCCTGTTGCACAATTAGAACATGCAGAAAAAGTAGACATTGATGGTAGTGTAAAGTTAATGTTTAATGAAATGGACATAGCAATAATATGGTAAATATAACAGATGATCTTCCATATTTTACTGGAAAAACAAGTACTAATAAAATTAATTCTAAAGAAGTATCTAAAGAAGATATAGATAAAAGAACTAAAAATAATTTAGATTCTGAATATAATAAAAATTATGTTCATGATTTTAGAAAAGATATTCCACCATTTGAAGCACGTCCTAAATACTATGGTGGAAAAGATTCAACATATGAAGTTTTTAATGTGTTAGAAGCCTGGAAGTTAGATAAAGATTTTTACTTAGGAAATGTAATAAAATATTTAGCTAGAGCTGGTAAAAAAACTTTTAATAATAAAGAAGATTTAGAAAAAGCATTAGTATATTTACAACGTAGAATTGATACCTTATGAATTATTTAATAATGTTATTAATTTTAAGCATAGCATGTTTGTTATGGATTATAGGAAGTTCTTTTAGAGGACCTATATATAATAGTATTAAAGATGCTTATGAACTAGATCATCAAGGTGAAGCTATTGGTTCATATTTTATTGTTGCATCACTTCTTTTAATTTTCTTTGCCGGATCTTTTCTATAATCTTTTTGTTTTTATAAATAAATTTTTGTATATTATAGTATATCACTATAATTAAAATATAAATATAAATATGGAAACTTGGTCAACATTACACATTTTTGGATATGGAGAAACACAATTAATTGGAAAAGATTTTAACAAAAAAATTCCTTCTACATCTTTAACTACTTTAGCTGCTGTTGTAAATAATGTATATTCTTTTAAACCAGAAGAAAATGCAGCACTAAATAATTATCATGCAATTAATATTTTTAATAGTATGTTTGCAGATTGGCAACCAAAAGAAGATAATACTAAAAGTTGGAGAGTTGAATATACAGATTTAGATATTATAGCTATTACTGCTTTAATTACTGAAATTGAAACATATTTATTATTAAATATAGAAAAAACTGCATAAATTAAAATATTTATTTATATTTGTTGTATAAAATTTAAAACAATGAATATAATTTTTCAAATTAATGGTGGTCTAGGTAAATGCATTATGGCCACTGCAGTGTGTACTGCAATTAAAAAAAAGTATCCGGAATCTGATTTGATAGTAGTATCAGGTTATCCGGATGTATTCTTAAATAATAAAGAAGTCCATAGATCCTTTGTGTTCAATGGACTTTCTTATTTTTATGAAGAGTATATTAACAATAAAGACTTTTTAATCTTTGCTAATGATCCTTACTTAGAAACAGGACATATTAGACAAGATGAACACTTATTAAAAACATGGTGTAAAATGTTTGATCTTAAGTATGCTGGAGAAATTCCTTTAATTAATCTTACTACAAGAGAAATAAAATATTTTAAAAATAAATTTGCATTTGAAAAACCAATTATGTTAATACAAACAAATGGTGGTGCACAAACAGATCACAAATACTCTTGGGCACGAGATCTCCCCTCTACAGTAGTTGTAAAAGTTATTGAACATTTTAAAAATGACTATACTATTATACATATTAGAAGAGAAGATCAACAATCTTATAATAATACTATTCCTGTAACTGATTCAATTAGAGCACTTTCTGTTTTACTTAAAATGAGTACTAAAAGATTATTAATTGATAGTTTTGCACAACATGCTGCAGCTGCTTTAGAATTACCGGCAACAGTTTGTTGGGTATCAAATAAACCAGAAGTGTTTGGTTATGATCTACATGACAATATATTAGCAAATGAATTTACTACTAAACCTGAATTAAGAAATGCTTATCTTTCTAAATTCAACATTGCTGGTGAGTTAATTGAATTTCCTTACAATAGTGAAGATGAAATTTTTAATACAGAAACTATTATAAAATCATTAAGTAAATAACCAATGGAAAAATTATTTTTTCAGTCTTCTATGCCGAGGTCTGGTAGCACATTGTTACAAAATATTTTTGCTCAAAATCCAGATATGTATGCTACACCTACATCAGGAGTACTAGAACTAATATTTGCTGCAAGAGGAAACTACACTAACTCTCCTGAGTTTTTAGCTCAGGACTCTGAGTTAATGAAAAAAGGATTTTTAGAATTTTGTCAAAAAGGAATGATTGGATACTATGAAGGTATTACAGATAAAAAGTATGTAGTAGATAAATCCAGAGGTTGGGGTATTCATTATAACTTTTTAAATACAATTTTTCCGGAACCTAAAATAGTTTGTATGGTTAGAAACCTTAAAGATGTATTTGCATCTATGGAGAAGAACTATAGAAAGAATCCTGAGAAACAAGATCCTATTCTAGATTGGTCTAAAATGCAAGGAACATCAGTTCCTAAAAGAGTAGATATCTGGTCTCAAAATCCACCTATAGGTATGGCTTTAGAAAGACTTTCAGAGATCTTTAGAATGGGTTTAGATAAGAAGATCCACTTTGTTAAGTTTGAGGACTTATGTTTATATCCGGAAGAAACAATGAAAGGTGTTTATAATTACCTTAGTATCTCAGAATATAAACATGACTTTGATAATATAGAACAAGTTACCAAAGAAGATGATTCAGTATATGGTGCATTTGGAGATCATGTAATCAGACAAAAATTAGAAGTAGTTCCATCTAAAGCTAAAGAAATCTTAGGTAAAGATATAGTAGATTGGATCTGGAATAACTATGCATGGTATAATCAAGCCTTTAACTATAGACAATGATAGTAGTATTATTTGGTCAACCACACTCTGGTAAAACAACACTAGCAGAAAAACTTGCTGAAAGACTTATAGACTCAGAAATAATTGATGGAGATAAGTTTAGAGAAGCATTTAAAAACACAGACTATTCTAAAGAAGGAAGAATTAAAAATCTTACTAAAGCATGTGATATAGGTTATTACATGCATAAGAACTTAATTAAGTCTAATATTATTTACTCTATGGTATTTCCGTACAAAGAAGTAAGAAACTATCTTAAAGAATTACATCCTGATGTTTATTTTTTTTATCTAATGTATCAAAAACCAAGAGGAAGAGAAGAATATCATGTAAAAGACTTTGAAGCTCCTATAGCTGCAGAAAAAATAAAAATATTAAACACAGATAATAACACAATTGATGCTTGCATTGATTATATAACAGATGTATTATGGAAAAAGAATGGGGAAAATTAGTACACGTAGGATCATCATTACCATCTAAACCAGAGCAATATGCTTTGTTTGTAGGTAGATGGCAGCCATTACATGATGGTCATAAAGCTTTATTTGCAAGAGCATTAGATGAAGGTAAAAATGTTTGGATAGCAATTAGAGATATTGCACCAGATGAAAAGAATCCTTGGACAGCAGAAGAAGTATTAAGCAACATAACTAATGAATATAGAAAACTTTGTGATAAAGGTGTGGTTAAAGTTAGTATAATCCCTGACATATGTTCAATTGAGTTTGGTAGAGGAGTTGGCTATGATATTATTGAGCATGTACCTCCCGCACAGGTAGCAGAAATTTCAGCAACTAAAATTAGAGAAAAATTAAAAAATGGCAATTAAGAAGTTTCAAATTAGATTTAATGTTCATAGTAAAACTGAGAATGAGAGATGGAGACTCATTACAGATGGACAAGAAGAACTAGTATCTAACATTATCATCAATGGTCATACTTCTACTACTATGGACTGGATGGATGATATCCAAGATTACAAGTGGCACATTAGTTGTGAAGGAGAACTAGTAATCAAGAACAATATTGCTTATGTTACTACAGTAAAAGAAGAGTCTGTATTAGCAAGGCACATACTTAAAACAGTATCATATAGAATATTTGGTACACTAACTACTGTAACAGTAGCATATTCACTAGGTGCATCTTTAAGTATGGCATCATTACTTGGTGTAGGAGAGTTAGTTATCAAACCTATTATATACTTTTTTCATGAAAGACTTTGGTATAAACATATAAGAATTGGAAAAAAAGGATAATAACTTTGTGGTTTAAAATATTTTAAGTATATTATATATATATTATTAATATTTATAAAAATAAACAAAATGGACATTTTAAATTTTATAAGCTGGATAAAATCTAGTAATTACAGAACAACATTACCAACAGACGTACAAAGTCTATTAGTTATTGGAGCTAAAGATCCAAGTAGAGATGATGGTTATTTATCATTAGCAATTAATACGGCACCTTTACAAGCAGTATATGATACAGCTAATGTAACTCAAACAACAGCAATAAGTACTGCTGTTACAGTTAATGCACATAACGGAACAATTACTACAGTATCAAGTACTTTAGCAGGGGGTTCTAATGCAGCATTTACAGTAAATAATTCTAAAGTAACTACAGCATCTAAAATTTTACTTACAGTGGATCATCCAGGAGCTGGAATTCCTGTATTAATTACAGAAGCTCTTGCTAATGGAAGTTTTGCTATTCGTATTTATAATGTTTCAGCAGCAACAGCATTTAATAATACATTAAAGATTTCTTATCTTATACTTGATTAAAGATAATAACTAGTAATGGATATACTAAATTTTATTTCTTGGATAAAAGGTAAAAGACAGGTGACATCAGTTGATCCTGCTAAAACTCTTTTGCCTGTAGGTTTAAAAGATGCCAGAAGAGATGATGAATATCTTGCTGGTGCAATATCTGTTGCTGATTTTATTACTCAATTAGGACCTGGTCAAATAGGACCACAAGGGCCTCAAGGAGTACAAGGACCTCAAGGTATTCAGGGTAATCAAGGAATACAAGGAAATACTGGTGCTCAAGGAACTGCGGGAAACTCTGTAACTTTACTTGGATCATATGTTGATCTTGCTGCATTTAATGCGGGTGCAGGAAGTCTTCCAGGTGCTAATATTGGAGATGCATGGATTTTATTATCAGATGGTAGTTTAATGACATGGAATGGAACAGTTTGGTTTGATGCTGGAGATATTAAAGGACCACAAGGTGATCAAGGTCCACAAGGAATACAAGGTATTCAGGGTATCCAAGGTTTACAAGGAGCTCAAGGAATACAAGGTATTCAGGGTGTAAGCGGAACTTCAGGACTAGAAACTTATGTTAGATACTCTCCAATATTTCAAGCTACTGGTATGACCTTTACAGGTAGTGGGGCAACTTACCCTACATATAATTCTTATTATATTAAATCAGGATTACTAGTAAGTTTTGTAATAGAGATTGATTTTACAACAGTAACTAATTTTGGTACTGGTCAATATAAAGTAGAATTACCATTTGCTCCTGCATTTGCATATAATCACTTTAGTGGTTGGATTTGGGCTGATCCTAATATTAGTCCAGATGTAGGAACTGGTCATACAATACTTAATGCTGATACATCAGGTATAACAACTGTGTTAGATTTACATTACTTAAAACAATCTGGGGGAGCTAATTCACCAATTAGAGAAGGACTATGGATACAAGGCACTCCTGTTACACTAACTACAATTAGTAAAGCATATGTCAATGGTACCTATATTGCTTTAACTTAAATAATAAAAACAAATAATTATGTCAGTAGGAAATTTAAAAACAGATGGTCAAAAAGGAAATAACTTTCCTTGGCAATATAAAATGTTAGTTGGATTAGATGCTATCTTATCTGCTTTATCTGGTGGAGGATCATATCTTGCACCTCAAACAAGAACAACTAATATTATAAGAACATCAGCAGCAGGATCTATTACAGTAGGAAAGTATAGTGCTGCCTTTGCAAATGTTGGTGCAGCCAATGCTACAGTAAAAGGTATTACTATTGGAGCAGGAGAAACTATTATGTTTGATGCTGGAACACTTAATAATACACTAGATGCTATTGCTTATAATGGTACAGGAACAAGTTTGTTGATAACATATATTTCATAACTATGAGCACACAAATTAATTTATCAAAAAGAATTGCTATTCAGAATGAGTGTGTAACACTTACACCTAATGTAAATAGTATTAACTTTGAAGGAAGCGGAATAAATGCTACTACAAGTGGTGATAATGTTACAGTAACTGTACCAGGTTCTTATGGTTCTACTATTTTTTATCTTAATGAAACAGTTGCACAAGCACCGTATAAAGAATTTTCAGCTGTAATAACTACTGCTATAGAACAAATTGTTCCGGCTACAGTTGCTGGTGGTAGTACTGCTACTATTGCAGCTTATCAAACTCCATCTGGAGTTCCCGGTACAACACTTATTCCGGGAGGATTTTGGCAATTTTATTTACACCTTAATGCAACTACAGCAGGTCAGAATTGGATCATTAGACCTTTTCTATACAAAAGAGATTTAGGTGGTATAGAAACATTAATCTTAACACCTGATCCTGTTATTGTAACTAATATGAGTACTACAACTACTCAGTATATATCTGATGCAGTATTATCTTCAACTTCACTTTTTGTTACAGATAGAATAGTAGTTAAGATTGACATGCAAAATACATCAGGTGTATCTCAAACTGTAAACTTTAGAACAGAAGGATCTCAACATTATTCAGTTGTTGCAAATACACTTAATCAGAATACAGCTATACCCGTACCTGAAATTATTGTTTTAGGTACAGGAACATGTTCTACAAATAGATGTGGTGTTAGTAATATAGCTAGTGGAGCTTGTTCTGCAGCTTTATCTGGATCTTCAAATTCAGCAACTGGTTGTGGAGCAGTTATTGCCGGTGGATCTAGTAACACAGCAAGTGCTGATTATTCAACAGTAAGTGGTGGTTTTAGAAATACAGTAAGTTGTAATTTTTCAACAGTAAGTGGAGGTTATAATAACACTACAAGTGCTATTTATTCAACAGTAGGTGGTGGATTTACTAATACAGCAAGTGGTGCTATTTCAACAATAGGTGGTGGTAGATCTAATACAGCAAGTTGTAATTATTCATTCATTGGTGGAGGTATAGGTAATACTTCTTCTAGTAAGTACTCAACAGTAAGTGGAGGTCAAAATAATTCTATTGGTACATTTTCATCATACTATAATTGTCCAATATATGGTTCAACAATAGGAGGCGGTTCTTGTAATACAATTTCTTCTTATAGTGCTTGTTATGAAAGTTACGGTAATACAATTGCTGGAGGAACTTGTAATAGTACACTTTCATCATATTATAATGGACAAACAATTGGTGGTGGAGTTAGAAATACTACAAGTGGTGATTATTCTACAATAAGTGGAGGGTGTACTAATACAGCAAGTGGTGATTACACAACAGTAAGTGGAGGATCTGGTAACATAGCATCAAATAAGAGTTCAACAGTAAGTGGAGGTAATAATAATAATGCAAGTGGACGTTCTTCTACAATAGGTGGGGGTACTAATAATACTGCAAGTTGTGATGCTTCAACAGTTAGTGGAGGATATCAAAATAATGCAAGTGGTAATAGTTCAACAGTAGGTGGAGGATATCAAAATACAGCAAGTGGTTACTACTCAACAGTAAGTGGAGGTATAAATAATAAAAATATTCAAGAAAATTCAGTAATTACTGGCGGTACCTCTAATTGTTTATGTGCAACAGGTAAAAGTTCTGATTCATTTATAGGTGGTGGTAATAACAATTCTATGAGTTCTTATGAAAATTCTGCGTCAGCCATTGTTGGTGGTAGTTGTAACACTATTTCAGGTTATGGAGAAAATAATGTTTTTATAGGTGGCGGTAGATTTAATACTCTTTCTAGTTATTATGGAAAATTTAATACTATAAGTGGAGGTTACTATAATAAACTTTGTAATACTACATGTCTTGTTAATTATGGTTCAACAATAGGTGGAGGTATAGGTAATAATACACTTGGTGGAACATTTGATTTTAATACAGGAACTTACACAACACCACCTACAGCATTTTGTGAAGCAGGAAGATTATCATTTATTGGTGGAGGATATAGAAATAAAGCAACTTGTGACTTTTCATTAGTAGTTGGTGGTGCCTTTAATACTTCAAGTGATTATGCATCATCTATTGGTGGAGGTGCCATAAATACAGCAAGTGGATATTTTTCAACAGTAAGTGGAGGTTTATTAAATACTGCAAGTGCTCGTTATTCAACAATAAGTGGTGGATATGAGAATATAGCAAGTGGTACTTTATCAACAGTAAGTGGAGGTACCTTAAATACAGCAAGTGGTTTATGTTCAACAATTAGTGGGGGACATAGAAATACAGCAAGTTGTGATTATTCAACAATAAGTGGAGGTTATAATAATACTGTAAGTGGTTATGCATCAATAGTAAGTGGAGGATATCAAAATACTGCAAGTGCTTATTATTCAGGTATTTTAGGTGGTCTAAATAATACAGTATCAAATTATAAATCATTTATAGTTGGTTCTAATATTACAACAGATAGAGATATAACAACGTTTGTAAACAATTTATCTATTATGAACATTCCAGTATCAGCAGCAGGTTTACCAACTGGTTCTGTTTGGAAAAATGGTAGTGTATTAAACATTGTATAAGAATAAATAAAATGAAATATATTATATATTTATTATTGTTTATTTCAATTTTATCATGTTCTCTTGAGAAAAGACTAGCTAAGTATTGTCCATTATGTGTACAGAAAGATAGTACAGTAACAGTAATTAAAATTAAAGATACTACTATAACAATCCCAGGAGAAACAATAACTTTATTAGACACACTTTATTGCGACTCATTAGGTAATGTTATATCTAAACTAAATGGAGACCTTAGAGATAAGGATGGTAAGCTAATAAGCCTACAAACAAAACTACAAAACAACATATATACATCTAAAGCTAGAGTTCAAACAATATATAGAACTATTAAAGGCAATGATGTATACCACACTAAAGTAGTAACTAAAACTTTAAAACCAGAAAAAATTAAATACATTCCATGGTGGGTAAATTTCTTTGCTGTACTAGGAGTAATATTATTTCTTATACTACTTGTATACTTTGGTTACAAGCTGATTAAACTTTATTTATTATGAAAACACAATTATCATTATTACTAATATCAATACAACAAGAACTTTTGACTTTAATATCTATTTGCTTTGCATTCTTTTTACCAATTTCAGGAATACTCCTAATGATTGGAGTATTAATAGCCATTGATACTATCACAGGCATTTGGAAAGCTAACAAATTAAAAGAAAAAATAACTAGCAGAAAGCTCTCATCTATAATTAGCAAGTTAGCACTCTATGAGGTTACTGTGATAATGTTCTTTTTAATAGATAGATTCATACTAAATGATATTATCCTCACTTTTTTCAGTGTACCATTTATGCTCACCAAAATTGTAGCATTGGTCCTAGCTAGTATAGAGGTGATGTCTATCAATGAGAACTACAAAGTAGTAAAAGGGATAGACCTATGGCAATCAATGAAACTATTATTTGCAAGAGCTAAGGATATTAAAGATGATATAAATAAGATAAAATAAAAATATGTATTCATCAGGTGGATTTTTAATGGTACTAGGAGTAATTTTATCATTAGGTTTTATTTTGGGTATAGTTTGGTATGTTAATAATCAAATTCCTAAACACTTAAAAAAGAAAGAATGGCTAACTAGATATGTTGCATTGGTATTAGCAGCACTCTTAGGAGTTTTTATAGTTGATATGTTAATAAGCTGGGATGTTAAACTAATGGATGATTCTATGAGACATGACTTATTTGACCTAATTAAAAACATTGTCCTTGTTGTGTTTGGATATCAATTTGCAAGTAACCAATCAAACAATCAAGATGAAATAGAATCAGATAAATAATAAAAAATTTTAACAAAAAAAATAAAAAACATGCAATTAAGTAAGAATTTAGCATTAGCAGAAGTAACAAGAAGTGAGACTGCTAAAAGAAAAGGAATTAGCAATATGCCAACTCCTGAACACATTGAGAACTTTAAGAAGTTAGCTGAAAATGTATTCCAACCAATTAGAGAACACTTTGGAGTTCCTATTCATATTTCATCTGGCTACAGAAGCAAAGCCTTAAATACTGCAGTAGGGGGAAGTTTGTCATCACAACATTGCCAGGGTGAAGCAATTGATATTGACATGGACGGTACAAGTATTACTAATAAACAAATCTTTG